CATGAAAGTTATCTAGGGAAGAGAATTAAGAGAGGACTATTTAGATCAGCTAAAGGTAAACTTATAAATGCTGATCTTAATGCTTCACTTAATATTCTAAAGAAAGTAGTTGGAGAATTTCAGTATCCAATAGAGGTGTGTAGTACACCATTAAGAGTTACGCTTTAGTGATTCTTATAAAACTTAAAATAATTAAATAATATAAATTTTAGTAACTATATGGCTAACAGAGATTTTGAACAACTGATATACCCTACGAGAAGACCTTATGTTTATGGCACTTACGTCACTAAAGCTAATTTTCCAGAGCTAGAGAAGACAAAAGTTAAGCCTATAGACGATACAAAGATTCAGAAGATAGAGAATTCAGATTACGATACTTTAAAACCTTTGTGGGAGAATACTTTTTACGGGGTAGGCGAGACTCTAAGAACTGCTGAATACTACTTAAATCGACTAGGGCATGTAACGAGAATAGTGCTTAACAACATAAAAAATACATACTTCAACTTTACTACATTTAGACTAGGAGAAGGGTTATACTTATTTAAACTAACAGAGACACGACCGATCTACATTTACTACCATCCAGAAGAGACGGAGAATATAACAATAGAATTACCTGAGGATTTTGGAGTAGATGCTGTTATTGTTGAGGGGGTGTTACATATTAAATCAAGAGACCCTAAGAAGAAGATATTTATTACAGACGCTTACATTTTGAACTAAGAAGAACATGATATACAATCTGATAGTAGGCTCATCAACGACCTTAGAAGACCTAAACAGGAGCCTTAGATTTGCTAGGTTAGTATTCGAGGAGGGGGATATTTGGACTGAAGAGCATATAGAAACGAGGTGGGAGAATAAAACTCTAATCATAACCTCAACCATAGAAATCCCTTACCCTGAGAGAATTAGAAACTTAACGGCTATAGAATATTACGCTGACCAAACTTCTTCATTTCTCTCTAGGATTTACATTAACCCACCACTGAAGATATATAAAGTTGAGAAGTACGTCCTAATAACTAAGATTTCAGATAAGAGAGAAGTTAAGCTGGATTTATTCCCTTTGTTTTCAGGTTTAGAGTTTGATAAGAGTTTAATTGATGATAAGAGAGAGTCACCTTACAAATCCCTTACAATACGAGAAACTAAAGAGAGATTTGAGAGGTATTATTATGGAAGTGATGTAACTAATAACGACCTAGACCTTTACTATCAGAAGAATAAGCCTACACATTTTGACGGGCTGCACTTAAGAAATAAAGATATGATTGCTAGTTATAACCCATACCCTAGATACATTATTAAAGACACAAATTCAGAAGTAAGATACGACTTTGTGAACCAGAAGGTATATGCAGTGAATGAATTAAGTAACGGGAATATTGGGATAACTGTCGGTGTGTATGATGATCTTGAGACTATTGATACAACTTCAGGTAGAGGGTCTGTAGAGGTAACTTTAGGAGCTGGAGATAGAAAACTTATAACTTCTAGATTCTACCCAAAAGGACGGGAACTCTACACACTAGATCATAAGCTTATCGGAGTAATGGATGACCCTCAAGTTAAACACGTACTCCACCAGTCAGAAATCTTATCATTCAAAGGAAACCAACTATACAACTGCTCACTAACTCCTATATATGAACAACTAGATACAAGGATACTCGCTCACAAATTAGGAAAAGATTATAGACTTGTAGATATTTGTAATGGATTTTTTATATTTGGAGATAGGAGAGAAACCTTAAGATTAGTGATTAATGGGTTCAACAATTATAGAGTATTTTCAAAGAATGATTACGATACACTTAAGTTCCTAGACCAGAGTGTAATATTAAGAGTGAATGAGGATATGGTGGATTATTTTGATATAGATAACCCTAACTTTGACCAGATGTATATACTAGAAAAGAAACAACTGGTAGAAAAGCTAGGACATACAGATCCATTCACCCATAGTAGATTAAGAGAAAATCAAAACATAAAGAATCCTGTAGTAGTAGGGCATAGACTTTATTTACAAACGGGAGACGAACTTAATGGTAAAATAAAATTAGAACTGTTATGACCGAATATAAAATTAAACTAATACCATCATCTTCCTTCTTACAATTTAAACGAGATAGGGAGAGTGGTAACCAAATAAAACTAACAGGACTTGAAGTAGACTATATAACATCTAACAGAACACCCTTAACTTCATCAATTACGCCAGCACAAGTAGAGAATGAGTTTAGGTTAGTTTCTGGGTCTTTTAATGATATAATTAGAGAGACTGGAGATGTTATTACTGCTTATAGAATTGACAGAGACTACTACAAATTAGAGTTCATTAATCGATTCTATAATAAGTCCTTCGTTGGGTTTCTGATAAAATATAAAGCTAGTGGAGTTAGTAATTATGTACCAGCTTTCCTATCCAAAGAACTAACAGGAGGGAAACTATTTACAGAAAGGAGTGTAGCTAAGATTTGTATTTACGCTAATATTCCGGATGCTGTAATGGAAGGGTACTATACTCCAACAGTTGACGTCTCTAACTTCTTACTACCTGAGGATAGAGCCGCTATAACTTATGATGATGAGCAGCTTACAACTATAGTTACACTAGATACTTACTTAGATACTGTAGCTCAAAACTTACCTGCTTATCGAAATGGGACTTACTTTGAGGATTCTAACAAGCTAGTCCATATGAAAGTTCTAGGTGGTAACCCTTACGATTATAGAGGGATTATGGAGAAAATGATGGCTACGTTCACCTCTTCTATTAAGTCGTTTGGGAATGTAGTAGATCACCTTAATAGTACAAACTCTAGAGATGCCTTAGCTGCAACACAGGGGCGAGTACTAAACCTAAAGAAACTAGATATAGGAGACTTCTCAGATTGGAGTACAGTTAACCAGAATGATATACCAATTTTTAGAAGAACAAACGGGACAGTAGTTACTCCAAAATCACTAAGAGAGTTTTACGAGGTATTGATGGAAGTTTTGGATAATAGAAGTATAACTAGAATTTACACTATCAATAACTTCTCAGACACTACAGTAACTATTCCACATAACTTAGGTTCAAAATGGCATGGTATATCTTCTATCACTAATGCGTTTGTCTCTGAGGATGATAGTAAGTGGAAAGAAATCCCTGAGACCGCTATAAATGTAACAGTAGACGCAACAAATATAATAGCTACAATCGATAAGTCTAAGCTCCCTGCGATATTTAAAGATACAACAGATGAGCCAAACTCTAAACTATATAATGCAAACTCAGAGAAGAGAGGGCGTATTACTATAGTTATTGATAAGAATGCAGTAGCTCTAGCAGGAATACCACCACTACTTAAGATGGATAAACTCGTAATTGGAAGAAGAACAACTGACCCTAATAAGAATGTAACTCTAACCGGGACAATTAGATATAGTTCAGGTACACTTAAGGAGAAATTAGTGGTAACTGGAGCAGTGGCAGTGGGTGCACCAAGATTCACTCAAGATACTCATAATCCTAAACTCTACCACATTGAACAAGATATAGAGGCTAAGGATAATGAGACAATGGAGGTTAAGGTTCAAGGTTTTGCTGATTATAACGGAGAGGAATTACCATCAAACGTTGTAACTACAGAGGTAACTCTTAAACGAATCTTAAAACCTGAAATCTTAGACGTAGCACATACCATAAACCTTAACTATGACTCTAATAACCATAACTACGAACTATCAATAACTCCTAATACACTTTACGTAGGGGCTCATATGAAGTTCACTCCGAGTCATGTTAAGTTTACCACAGTTCCTAGAGAGCTTAAAGAGATGCTGCAAGTTAACAAAGCTTATCCTGTAGGTACTCCAATTAAGATGAGATTGAGCAGCCTAGAGGACTTGAAGAAATTATCAGGAGACCAGGCTATTAGATTAGTAGGAGTTTATACAGACCAGACAGGCTTTGATAGTAACTCTTGGTCAGATCCTTATACAACTAATATCAACCTTAAGGACTTGTTTAAATCACTAGGTTGGGAAGATAATAATACCGTTGTAGATAAGTATATTAATTACACCAAAGCATATAAAGATTACAAGGCTTACCCTACAGCTCCAGTTCTTTATGAGTTAAAACCAAAAGTTAAGGGAGGAGTAGATAAGAGTAAGATTCAGTATTCTATAGTTAACCTTCCAGCAGATTCACAGAAGTTTGCACCATTCATTACAATAGAGGGCGATAAAGTTAAAGTTGACTATGTAGGATTAGCAGCTCAACTTAATAATGCTAAGGATAAAGAGGAGATTAAGTTTGATGTTAGAGCTAGAGCTAAGGATGCACAAGGAGGAGATGTTTACTATAATAATACACCTCTTGTTGCTATTAAATCGTTTAGCTTGAAGGTACATTCTAATGCAGTACTTGTTATTAGCTTGGTGAATTTACTTGGTAATGAAGATGCTGTAGGTTATTTATTCTTAGGAGCTACAGAGGTGTCCAAAGCAAGCTTCAAGGTATTCTCAAGTAATGAAGACACTAAGAAGACCGAGTGGAGTTATGACTTAAGCGCAGGAAGTTCATCAGAGGAGTGGGAGCAACTTCAAACGAATATGATGGGCTATATAATGCCGAATGGTAAGGTAAATGAACAGGAGTGGAGAGATAGAAATGCATTATTTAAAGTTATTGGAGAAAATAATTTAGTTAGATTTGGTCTTTCTTATGATGACACCGTAGACCCTAATAATTTAATTAAAGATGTTGGGTTTGAGATTATTCACATGGATGACCGAAACAACCTTGATAATCAGTGGAATGGTAAGAATCCTGCTTTAGTGCCTTGGAATCTCAGATATGGTAGTGATGGAGGTATTAAACTTAAGGATATGACTATGAACTACTTAATCACTAGGAGATCTAATCCAAATAACTTAGCAATCAGGGGTATGTATACAGTTGAAGTCAATGGAGTTAAGAGCGTTAGGTATACTGATATAATATACTTAGACTTAACTAATATGAGAGACTTTAGATATGACCTTATCCCTGCAGAAAGATCTTATGGATTAACTTACAGAGAGGTTCATTATGGCGGGGGTGATACAAAAGTAAGACCTATCCCTGCCAATAGAGGTGGAGTAGGTACTAGAGGTTCTTGGTTCTTGTTTGATAATAGAGTCCTTACTACTTCAATGGACTTAGTTCTCAAATTTAAACCGTCTACTCCATTTAATTCAGACTCTATTAAGTTTGTAATGAATGTAATTTCACTTCCAAATACTAATGCGATATCTGGCACAACTGATGTGGGAGTTAAATTAGCTAACTTAACGAATAGAACTACCCTCAAGGATATAGTTGTAACTAAGCAGCCAGATGGAACTTACTTAGGTAAATTAGAAGGAATTATTAATGGAGCTAGACCTAATGATAGACTTATTTACTTGAGTTATCCAGATACGAATGAGAGAGTAAATGGTAAAGCAGAGATCGTTCTAAATAACCCATTAACTAATCAAGTAGTAAGTTCAGGTAAATTGTGGATACTTAGAAATGTGTCTGGATTTAAACAGTTCTTAGATTTTGCAGTTGAGGCTGATGAAATCCCTAGAATAGCAGGTGACTTAAATTACGCTGGAGTAAATGGAGGAACTGACTATACTACTTACCGAAATGCACTGAAGGATTATGAAGATGACTACAGAAGAACACCAAATCCTCTAAAAGTACCAGAATCTCAATGGGCTCAATATGACACTTACTTAAATATTAGTGGAAGATGGCCTTGGAAAGATGAGGAATTTGACCACGTTAAAACATTCAAGAAATTCCTAACAAGAGAACCTCAAACTGGTAAGCTGAAGTTAACTAAAGAAATAACATCTAGTACAGATTACTTGGAAGAGTTGACAAATACTCTACATCGAGCTCACGTATGGATTGATTGGGAAAAAGTTTGGGAGAATGATGATGATGGACTTACTCACCACAATCCAGATGACGAAGGTATAGATGGAGGCCGAGGAGGGTATAAAAATCCAATCACTAGAATAGGTGGCGGTGGTGGTTACTACAAGACTGTGAATGTAAATGAGTGGAGATTAAATTCAGTTTCTGTTCAATACTTCGAGGAGAATCTAGTTCTTGGAGGTATTTATGTAGTTAACCCTAATGGATCGTTCACTATGATTGGTACACCTAGGTCTGACTCTAATCAATATAACAATGCTGACTTAAGAATTTCTTGGCCAATCGGTCGAGGAGATGCAAGTCTTAGAGATAGTAATGTTGGAGCTAGATTTAGACAAATAAGTAGACCATTAGATAACCAATACGATGATCTAATTTAAACAACAAGCACAGTGAGAGGGAGAACAAAAATCTCTCTCCTGTCTAACCAAATATGAATATAAAATGGACTTAGTGAATATTTTAATAACGGGAGGAGGAGGTATACTCTTAGGTTATATATTTAAATACCTCATACAAAATAAACAAAGTAAGAGTAACGAGTATATCAACATCATCAATATGCAACGACACGATATCACTAAGCTCAACAACAAGGTAGAACGTCTAAGGGAAGAGATGTCTGAGAAGGAGAAACTATTAACCCTCTTAGAATCTTCATCTTGGGACTCGCCCTTTTCGTACTGGCTTAAGGATAAACAAGGTTACTACATCTACGTTAATAAATCTTTTGAGCATGAGTATGGTGTGACGGACGTGATAGACAAATCTGATGTTGACCTTTTTGGGGAAGAGGCAGCAAAGAAGTATGTAGCTCACGATAAGTTACTCCTAAGCTCTGACAGGGATTATATGATTTTTACAGACGAGATGGAGGGGAAGGTAACCTATAAGTGGAAACGAAAAGCCGGTAGTCTAGTCATAGGAGTTGCAGGATTAGATGTGAAGAATATATGTGAAGATAGTGAGAATCTAAAGAAGTAAGTGATTAGAAAATGAAAGAATACAAAAACGACATGATGGAAGAAGAGTACCAAATACCAGAGGAAAACGGAGAGGAAATATCTTCTGGTGGCGAACTAAGCAATCAAGGTTTAGGTGGTATCGATCTTCCGGACAATATTCAAAAGTGGCTTCTAGTTGTTCTCGTAATCTGTCTCATAGGTATTATAGTTTGGGGTAAAGGTACCTACGAAGATAGACTTAAAGAGAAGGATAAACATATAGCTGAATTAGAGAAGAAGGATTGCGCCGAGGAGCTAGAGGTCTATATCAAACTTATCCACCGACTACAACAAGCTCAAACAACCCAGATAGAGAATGTACAAGGTGGACTCGAGAAAAGTAAAGAAATAACAGATCAATACGAACAAGTGGATACAAACGTAAATAAACTAATTAGATAGGCTTATGTGGAAAAATATAATGGCTCTACTTATGTGTTTACCGTTTACTAGCAGTGCACAAAATACGAGCGGAGAATTAGAAGTTAAAGAAGGTGACAAGGTAGTATTAGTAACAAAAGAAGGAGACTCTCTAGTAGTACCTAAGGAAGTAAGAGACGATGTGTTGCAAATTCTAGATAACCAAGCAAAGATCGACTCACTAAACAGAGAAATTAAGAAGGAGCATTACAAACAAAAGAAAATCGTAGCTGGAATAGAGCAGAAACTAACTAAACTGGCTAACCAAGATTTCTCAAAGTTTCTTAAAGCTCTGGAGATAGTGAAAAATAAAATACCTAAAAAAGATGACCAAAGGAGAGGGAGTTTACCAGACCAGCACAAGCAAGGGGTAGACAATCTTACTGCAGGAGCTACTCATTCTAGATACATTTTAATTTTAGAGGAGTATTATTTAGGTCATATACGAAAATTTATAATAGTTGACAATGAAAAAGTATACTTATCTTAGTTTAATGGTAGCCTTACTTGTAGCTCTAACATCATGTGGAACTCGTAAGGTGCTTAAGGAGGAGAAGAAAGAAGAAATCATAGAAAAGGTTGATTCAGTATCCTCAATGAAAGTAGACTCTGCAGCAGTAGTTAAAAATAAGGTTGTAGAGGAGAAGAAAGAAGTGGTGAACCTAAAAGAACTTATTAACACAGACGAATTCTACTTTACTCCAATTAACGAGACTGAGGAAGCTGAATTTGAAATATATGTTAATGATAAGCTCTATAAGGGTAAAGTAAAGAATGGAACTATCTCTAATGTAAACTCTAATAGAACCACAGATAAAGCAGTAGAGACAAAAGAAGAAAGAAAAATAGACAGCCTAAATAAAGTAAATAAGAAAGCTGAGGGGCAAGTTAAAGTTAAGAAAGATATAGAGACTAAATCCCACGAGCGAGTCAAGAAGGTAGATGCAGATAATCGGTCTTTCCCTTGGTGGATTCTTATTGTACTTATCCTTATTGCTGGAAGTATTTGGGTGATAAGGAGTAAATTCAAAAAATACCTTTAATATATGTTAGACAAAGTATCGCTACAAAGAATAGAGCTTCTACATCCTAAATTGAGAACAGAAGCAAAACAAATCTTAGAAGAAGCATCAGCTAAACTTACTGGTGACTATACTCTTAGATTTACTCATACACTTAGAACACACGCAGAACAAGATAAACTTTATGCACAAGGTAGAACTGTAAAAGGATCTATCGTAACTAATGCAAGAGGAGGTCAATCATATCATAACTACGGTCTTGCTATTGATATCTGCTTACTATCAAAAGATGGAACAAAAGTAAGTTGGGAGGCTAAGATGGATTCAGATAAAGATGGAGTTGCTGATTGGCTAGAGATTGTTGCTGTATTTAAGAAGTATGGATGGGAATGGGGAGGAAACTGGAGATTCAGAGATATGCCGCATTTTCAGAAGACTTTTGGACAGACTATTTCATCTCTACAGAACAAATATAAAGTTCAAAAGACGCCGTACGTAAGTATCTAAGGCAAAAAAAAATAAAGTTAAAGGGAGCAACCTGAGGAATTTAACCCCGGGCTGCTCCCTATTTTTGTCTTTAATTTAATCAAGTTTACCTAGCTTCTTTAGTAACCACATCATAAAAGAACTCTCTGAAGAAAAGAACTCTAATTTGCATACTAATTCCACTTTATCTTTCATGAACGCGTAAACTTCCATTCCCTTTTCTGTTGGATTTATCAGTAGGTCATTAGAGAATTTACCATCCGTCATACTTAGGTTATAATAGTCTATGAGATTCTTAAGACCTGTATATAGAGCAAAGGTATCACTAGGAGCAAGAACAGCTTTATTTGCCTTAACTCTCGTAAACCTCCTAATAAGATGATCTACGTTTATAACACCTTCCCCTACAAGCATATACTGCCCATTTATAATCTCTAATCTCAAAAACCCTTTACCATATAACCCATCCCCTATTTTAGCTGCTGCACTAACAAAAGAATGATCTAAAACCATGAGTAAACAATAAAGAGTTAATAATACCTAATCCTGAAAGAGTATCGATGTTAAGAATGTCACTATTAGCTCTCACCCTCTCCAGCTCTTTATTCAGTATAGTCTTAGAAACCTTTAGAGAACTTAGGCATACAGTAACAAATTTCACTAACTCTTCTTGGTCAATGTTATCTGTAGTTATAAATTTTACGTTATTCTCATTATCGATTACTACCCACTTATCTTCTCTGTCATCTTCAATCTCTCCTTCATAATTAACAGATACTACTTGAAAACCATAAGGAGCCATTGCAAGAGTTATAGAGTTAAACGCTCCGCTCTCATCCAGTTCCTTAAGTTTGAATGCATCGATATAAGGTCTCGTCTGTCCCATTAAATCCTCCCTATCTGAAATATACTCTATAAGGTGGTTTAATGTGGATTCTCCTTCTTCAATCTTTATTATAGCCCCATCAGATTCTAGTCCGTTGTAGTGGCTTATTATTAGATACTTATTCATGGTAGTTTACAATTTCTATATTTACTCCTCTTGTTCTTAGGTATTCAGTCATATTCTCAACCTCAGCAGTTCTCAGTGGTAAATCTAAGCTCATCTCTGAAATACCTGATAAAAAGTCTTCTGAAGGGATGTACATATAATCTAATACTACTTTCCCTAATTCAGCTACTCCTCCTGCTTGGTATGGTCTTATGAGTCCTTTCTGTATGCCGTTATTATCTAGTGGGAATCTAACAAGCCCGTAAGTCATATCATCTACAAGCTCTAATTCTCCTTCTACATCTAACGGGAAAACCTCAAGTCCATAAGCATTCCAATAGTGTAAGAATAACTCCTGAATCGTACTAAAAGTTGGAGTCTGTTTATTTATTTTATCGAGTAGTTTGTTTTTAATTAGAGCGTCAACTTTCTGAACATCTCTAAAATCCTCTGAAGATACGCTCACTACTCCAAGCAATACCTCCCTCTTTTTAATTATTATTTTCGTCATCTTTTATATCTCTATTATTATCACGGCTCTATATATAATACTCCACCAAAGCACTGTCAGGGGAATACCTATCATACACTTTTTATATATCCATAGAGGCTTCGTTACTCTAGTCATCTTGTGGTTTCTCCATCCGTAATCTGCCAAAGTAACTAGTATCGCCACTATTCCTATCAAACTAAATCCTGCTATATTACCTGACAAGAAGATAGAGATTCCCAAGGTTAAAATAGACAGCATATGAGAAAGGACTACAATTGGGGCGTCTACTAGGTAAAACAAACTTGCAAACCTAACTTTCTGCTTCCCATTTCCTTCTACATATACCTTGCTATATCTATTGATTATTGGGTTTTGGAGATATACCTCTGTTACCTTATCACCCACCAATCTAACCTCAAAAGAATCCTCATCAACCTCTACTTTAAAACCTTTATGTATTGCGTAATCTACAAGCTCCCTCGGTTCTATATTCTTATCTGGGAGTTCTATGTCTGGTAGTTTAATCATCGTTTAGCAAGTTATACAATCTAAGTGCGTTTATTTCTATTACCTTCTCTTGTGCTTTCGTTAAGTTCGTTCCTTGTTTTAAATATCTAAGGTAACTCTCGAAATCTTTTATAGCTAATTGATCTGAGAGGCACCAGGTTTCTTTTACTCGGGTTTTGAACTTAAAGTTTGGCAGCCTTAGAAGCTTAAAGAAGTACTCAGAGTCTATTGTTCTTCCCATATACATTGACATAAGAGAATTACAACTTTGCTGACAATCTTCACTGCCGCACTTGAAATAATTACCTATAACATCTTCTTTACTAAGCTTGGTTCCGCACTTACATACTATATCTTCAGGTTCTCCTTTTTCTAGTATGTTCACAATGTTGGCGTTACAATCTACTATAAGCTTACATCCTTTGGTCACTCCTTTCTTGGCTACGTCATTCGCTTTAACTTCTATGAATCTAGTCCACTTACCACCAATCCTATCCCCAGCTATATTTAAGTGAGGAATAAGCATATCTTTCTCGTGGTCATAGTGGAGAGTTACATTAAGTCCTTCTACCTCTACATCTAATAGTTTCCTCTCTTTAAGGCTGTAAATAAACTCCTCCTCTCCAAAGTGCCATAACCCATCAATACGAGCTTCAAACCCTTCCCAATCTTTTACTTTAACTATGGTAGGTTTTATGAGTGTGTCTGTGAGGAATCCAAATATTTCACCTACACAAAACTTATCATTACTCATAGGTCTTAGGCTCTCAAGGAATCCGTATTTAACCCCTAATTTTGAGTTCACCGATATATCATAGACAATAACCCTAAAGTCTCCTGTAACAAGTCTATTCTCCACTAACATACATTTTAACCTAGTAATAGCGGGATTGACTTCATTAGGTAAACTTTCTGTGAGTTCTCTATCCATAGGTGAGGATTTAATTAACTGTCCCTCCTTATACCTAACTGTAATGGGAGTACCAACATAACTATAGCTGAAGTAGTGAGGGTAGTGTAAGTCAAAGGCTATATCCTCGTAATGATCAACTATTCTTCTTTCCGTTTGTTCCATTTGTCAAAGTATTTTTCGTATGGGAAGTAACTCCAGATTAATATTGCTAAAACGAAGACAACCATTCCTACTATTGGCCTATAATTAAACCCGTAACCAATGAGAAGTATGTTCAGTATTACGGCGAATAGTAGGAGATATATTTTTGTCTGGTTGTTCATCTTTATTTTACTCTTTTATTATTATAGGTGTTGGGACTTTTCCATCCGTAATTATCACCGATGCATGTTCGATACTAACTCCTACTAAGATTAACTTAATAGTATAGTACTAGTCATCTTAAAGTATTTCAACTCTAAGCGGAGGCATCTCTCATTGCCCGAATTAAAATATTCCGAGCACCATTTATATCTCTATCTATTGAGATATTGTTAAACATAAATTTCTCTTTACTTCCTAAATTCTCCATAAGTTCACCTGTAAAGCTATTAGTCTTACTTGTAAATGCTTCTGAAGATTCCACAAAGGTTATTCCATTCTCCTTACATTTCAACTTTAACCTTTCTTTAAACTCGAAGAATCTAAAACAATTCATGGATCTAACTACTTTCTTAGGTAACTTTCTTTTAGATTTCTTAACCATCTCACTCACATTAAAGGAAGGAAAGATGATTACTTTAAATCTACTTGTGAAGAACTTAATTGTTTTCCAGTGAAGCTCATCTGTTAAATTCCTAATCTTAAACCTTATGTTGAATATTGATCTTTTTAGGTTAGACTTTTTATGTTTATCAGTCTCCTTACTTAATTTACTCATCAATTTATCAATCTTTAGATTTAATTTCAGAATTCTATCAAAAGCTCCTTTTCCTAACTTACCAAAATACCCTTCAGTTGAAAAGTAAGTAGCAAAGGTTCTAACTCCTGGATCAATAGCAACTACACCCTCTTGGTTTTCGATAGGTGTAATTTTTATTTCTTTAGGAATTACTATGAACCATTTGCCAAACTCTAATACTAATCTACAGTCATTAATATCCTCATTCTCAAACCAAGCTCTTTCTTTTATCTTTAACTTTCCAGCTATAGTATAATAAATACCCGATGAACTAATTGCTGTTTTAGGAATATAACAACTTTGCTTAGGATTTTTCTTACTTTTAAATTTCATATCAAAAGGTTTCCCAGATCGCTTAGCTTTTATCTTATTAATAGATAAAGCCTCTCTATAATCCTTAACTGATATTTTCTTGATTTGATATGGTACTGATTTAATATAGTCATGTTCTTTATTTTGTTCAGCTATATCCTGGTAGACCTTATCCCAAGTCTTTTCAGAACCATTTTTATAGATAGTTAAGGTTTCATTATAGAATTTCCTAGCTACCCCAAACCACTGCTTAAATAAAAGCTTCTGTTGTTGGGTTGGATAAATTCTTATCTTCCTTGATTTTATCTGAGTATCTCCTAAGTCTGTGCAATCTATTAGAGAATTAGTATAAGATTGTAAGTAAGTCTTTTGTGAGTTCTCATTCTGATGAAACTTCCTTTCGGTTAGGAACCAAGAGTTCTCCACCATTTTACTATTTGAGTGAGGTGTAGATTCCAAACCGGCAGAGTCTATCTGAGTGTGAGACAATAAGTGTGAGCTTATCACCTCGCAAGAGTCATCCCAAAATGGTTTGTAATCCTTTTCAATTATCTGCATATTCCATCAATCTGTTTCTACTAATCTCTTTATTTCATTATTGCAGTATTACAGGTGTTTTGCCGTCAGTGATGATCACCTTGTTTTCAGTCTCTCTAATAGCGTCTATCCACTTTTCTTGTAGTAGCTTTTCATCTAGGCCTTTGGATTTAACCTTATTTGTTTCAGCTTCTATCCTAGCTTTCTCCAGATTCATTTTAGACACCTCCAATTCGTTCTGAACTTTCTCTTTCTCTAGGATCATATTGTTTCTCCTTTCGATAGCGTCTTCCATTGATTTAGGGGGTTTAAGTCCAGAAGTTAGGTTAGTTAATTGAAAATGCTTAGCTTCAAAGTCTCTCTTAAGTCTATTCTCTACCTTCTTTTCAAATTCATTAAGGTTATTCATTAGACCATCTGTAGTATACTCCCTAGCTTCTTCTCTATAGGCATTTACTACGAGTTTATTTAATATTGAAACCTCTACATTATCCAGCATAACTTTAGGGTCTTCCACTCCAAGATGCTTATAACTAAATACAATATCTACACCCCTACCTCTAATTGGCTGATATTGATAGGAAGGGTCTACTGTAAATACTCCTGCATCTTTAGCTGAAATAGTTACTTTATCCGGATCTCCTGAAGTCTCAAACATAGGCACTTGGTATAATCTCGTCCCAGGCAGTAGAGTCCATTGTCTCCCAGTTACTACCTTAAAATCAGACTTACCATTCCTTCCAAAGTTAGACATCATTACACCCTCATAGTTAGGCTCTACTCTTACCATACTTCTATATCCATACCACACAACTGCAATAATAAGAGCTAAAACGGCTAACTTGATAATGTGCAACTTTTTAATCAGAAACTCAAATATATTATTCATAAGCTACATCGGTTGATAAGAACTTAATAATATAATCACTAGGCTGAGGGCCTCCTACGAGTTTAGATACAATGTGGTAGTTATTATTTACATCTCCCCAAAGGTATCCAAGTCTAACCCAAGCAAGAACATCTGAAGCTCTATTAACATCAAACTTAAACTCTACAGGATTACCATTTACCCAATTCTTATAAACATCATTCCACTCTTCTAAGTACTTTTGGATTTCATCTATACCATGTTCTCCAACTGTAATAAGCTCCTTTCTATTTTTAAGCCAAGCCACTCTATAAGCCATTCCTAAAGTAAACCAAGTGTGAGGATTCCAGTCATTCGTATCAATTATAATAGTATCAGCTGAAATCATAGCTTCTACATCTCTCTTAACTTGAAACTGGATACACTGGGTTTTTAGGAAATTCTCTTCAGGTTCGGGTAGTTCTTCTGAGGTGATTAAAGTATTCTCAAACTCCTTACCGTAACCTTCTGATAGTGCTTTCTTTACTGCCTCTAAAATTAATTCATCTGAGGTGTGTACAAATGTTACTGTCTTCATTACTGTTTATTACTGCTTAATAGTGAATAGCCTATAGTGTTGTAATACTCTGCTTTATCTTTTGGTAGTAATAGGAACTCATCTCCATAAAGGTCCGCTATTGTATTTCTAATAACGTCTGACTTCTCCATGTAGATTTTAATTATCTCGGCTCCTCCACCAAATAGAAGAATATTGTCTACCTTGTTAAATTGATCTCCATACTCCTCCTCTAACATATTGAAAGTTGAAGTTAGGTACTCTACGATAAATTCTGTAATCTTGTCTGATAAATCGTGGAACTTACCTCTCTTCTTATAACCTCCCATCGTTACCACTTCCTTAGCCTCAACATCATTTATAGAGATTCCTAGGTGTTCAAAGATATGGGTTTTAATTTTATTTGCTACAAGAACTACACCTTTATTCGCAAACCCTTTAATCCCATAATCGAGTAGAGAGTTATTTAAAACAAGGTAAGTGTCTATAGTATTAAATCCAACATCGAGACCGAAATAGTTAGCTGACTTATCCTCCATAGAGATCTTTCCATTAGGTTCAATATCTAGTCCGTACTGTGAATAAGTAGCATGACCAGATAGGCCTTGAACGTGAATATCGATCTTTTCTGAAGGCAAATTAAGTTTCTCTAAGATATAGCTTTTGTAATCATCGCGCTTATCCCATATAACGGGGGTCAACCCCAAAGCGATCTTTTCAATACCTTCTGATTGGAATTTGTTAAGTAGATAAGAGATTAGTATTGGTCCTACCTCCTTGAATCCTTCGTAAGTTAAAGTATCAATAGGGAGCCGGTCTAATTTTGTTGCCAGCTCACCTACTAAATACCTTTTTCCATCGAAGTGGTGGTAGGTTGCAACAGAGGTAACCATGGATGAATCTCCTTCTGGCACCTCTATCACACCTGTAACCTCTTTATCTAACTTAATTATTTTCTTTTGTTTTTCATCATAGATACAGTACTTAAAATGGCCGTATCCACAGTCAATACTTAAAATCATAAATTATGGTTAGTTAAAGATTATCGGTTGTTTATTTAGTCGTAATCACTCTCAAAGATTTTAACGTCCTTGTTTATAGCTTTTACGTCACTTTTATTTACATGGCCTAGAGTAACAACATACTTGGGATCTTTTATTTTATCAAACTCTCTATTCCAAGCTTTCATATCATCACAAAGGTCAGATATTACTACAATAGGAACACCCTCGTCAAGCTCTCTGATATGTTTTAGACCTTTAGCTAGATCAGTACCACCTCCAATACGAAGCATACCTCTCTTAGGCTCAAAATCTCTTATCATTAAGTCTTGAACAAATCCAGTATTCCATGTAATAAGCCTAACCCTATCTAGACCTATCTTCTTCACTCTAGTTGCGATATCGTTTATAATACCAAAAATAGAGCGCTCATCCATCGAACCAGAGACGTCAACAAGGAAGGTCATTTGTTCAACCTTTACCTTAGCTGGGTTCATCTTAAGAGCTGGAACGTACATATTACCACTACGACCTCTTAATTGATTCTTAAATAGGTTTCTTGTAGTAGTCATTTTAGTAACCTCTTTATTTCTCAAGTCTCTAAACAAATCATCCATAGACTTTAAGATATTCTGAGTATTCCTAGTTAGTACTGCTCCTCCTGAGTTTCCTCTACCGTTATCTTGGAATCTAGGGTCTGGCTTTCCTGCTCCTCCTTCTTGTTCTCCTTCCTGACCTTCTCCACCAGATTCTCCTTGACCTTCCTTAGACTCACCTCCAGAACCCTTAAGCTCTTTCATCTGCTCCTTACCTTTATCTGTCAAGTTTCCATCTTCATCTATTAAACCTTCATCAACCATTCTCTCAATCATGTCAGGTGTAATAAAGTTAGATCCAGTACCAGAGCCAGGCATACCTTTTAATTCGCCTCCTTCTCCTCCTTCACCTTCTTGACCCTCTCCATCACCATCTCCTTGTCCTTGCTGATCTTCTGGTTGTTTAGGAGGTAAGAATAAGTTTAGATACTCAGCTACCATTTCTACATACTCAAGATAAGTTTTACCCTCAAGGAACGCGTACTTAGATGGGTGAATAGAGTTAGCTTCAAAGGCTTTATCTATCGCTTCTACATCCTCCAGAGTTAAGATCTTAGAGTTAATCTCACAGTCTGCGGCGATGTTTAGAAGGTTGAAGATGAACTGCTGGTTAGAGAGTAGAACCTTTATGTAGATTTTAGGACGACCGCTTATTTTGGCCATCCTTTCTACATAATCTGGTCTGTTAATAATTCCCTCAAGAGTCTTTAAACCCTTATAAGCTAGGAGGTGGTGAGCAAAGAAAGCGTGTCCATACTCATGATATATAACGCTCTCTCTTATCTTGCTCTCCTTACCTTCAAACACTTCCTCTCTCATCAATAGTTTCCAGTGAGTTATATCCTTTTGAATAAGCCCAGCAATAGGAACTCCCATATGACTCGGATCTGGGTTCTCTGATATATCCTCGTAGATGTAGTTAACGTAGTACTTGCTGTTAAACTCATCTACTTTCTTTACATAATCCTTTCTCATGACTATCCGATTCTATTAACTGATTCAACTGACTTTCTCTTATTCTTAACTATGTTGTGCTCATGAATACCACCTTTCTTAGCTAATTTCTCAAGAACATCAATCACCTTGTTGATACCTTCTGAGAACTTGCTGATATAAGCTTTACTATCAGCTGGCTTAATCTCTTTGTTCTCTAATTTTGGTTTAAGGTAAGTTGTTTTGATTGACCATAGTTTAGAAGAGAAGCTGTCAATTAATTTCTCAGTCTCAGCGAATGTCATCACCTTATTGTCCTTCTCGAACATATCTAGGAACTCCTGAAGTTTAGCCTCATCGATTCCTTTCTCTATATTTGAATCTAAGAACCACTCAACATCTTTAAACGTTACAGCAGATTTCATTAAATTAGATAGGGCTGGGTTTTGTTTTAGAAGGTTGATTAAAGTCTCTCCCACATCTCCGTTAAATGAACCTTGAAGCTCTTTATCAGGTAGGAATCCAATTAGACCATTTACTAGAGTTTTAGTTACCATAGATCCTAGTAATCCTTTCTTAGCAGCTGCATGTAGAAGTGGTTTAAGTCTACCTACAGATCTCCATGTTGGCGGGTTGAATACTCTACTTCTCCCTCTATAAAGATCCGAAAGCTCAGTATTGTTCATGACATCTAGACTAAGTCCTTTCGCCGCGATGAAGTCCATAAGTGCCTCTTGAATTACTTTCTCATCAACCTCTACTTCATCTGGTGACTCTCTAAAATCTATTGTAGCGGCGAAGTCAGCGTCTAGGAACAACTGGAAATCTTCTTTAGTTACAGATATTAAATTATACACCATGAATCGGTTAATAATTGGAGAAATCAAGTCAAAGTTCTGTCCTAAATTCTCTTGATAGTTACCTGCAGAAATAATCTCTACATTTGATGGTAATTTTCTCTGACCAACCATTCTATCAAAAATAACCTTCAAGAGTGGAGACTGTACATACTCAGAAGCAGTAGTAAGCTCATCAATAAACAAGATTACCTTTTCGTGAGTAGCTGATTCTTCCTCCACTTTCTTGAACCAGTCTGGCTTTAGGTTTACAGCTTCTCCATTCTGATTCACCGGGAAACCTAGAATATCTTCAGGAGAATACTCACCACCGTTAATACCTACGTACCCATATCCATTAGCCTTAGCGTATTTTTGCACAATCGTAGTTTTCCCACAGTTATGCACGAAGTTACCCGCTGCCAGTTTAAAGTTATGACTTGGGTGATCTACTTCCAAGTCGTATACTTTTACCGGGTTATTTAGTTTAATTCTCTTAATATTCTTTACTGTTATTTTAGTTGATTCCATAATGTGTACTGTTGTTATTATTTATTAAGTTATTGACTATGATGAGGGGTATAATTTTAGGGATAACCAGAAGTTTTTTATACGAGAAGTGTTTATTTGTTTTCACGTAATTATAACTCTGCTCATTAATTGGCGTCCCTCTGTAAAACATATCATAGATTAACTGGATACTTTCATTGAGCCTATTAAAGAATGATACCTTAGTGGCGTACTCTCTAATCCTTTTCTGAAGCTCTGGATCGTGGCAGCTACCTACTTTCTTTTCCCTTAGAGATTTACGACTATTATGAAAAGCCTTCTCTCTAACTTCTTGACTGTAGATTCCTGTACCATTTTCCTTTTGAGATTTAAGTCCAGCTTTCTGTAGTTTTACTTGGTGAGCTTTATTAAATACATGTGTTCCATTTTCCCGGTGGGTCTGCATACCCCGTTTCCCCATCTCCGAATAAAATTCCCTCGAATCAACCTCTATATACTCTTCAGTTAGCTCGCTTGGAAAAATGAATTTATAACACCCGTCTTTACTCTTTACACAAATCTTCTCAGGTCTTATAGGTTCATTTAAATAGATTCCCTTTCCTGTTCTACTTCTATTGTATCCCGGAAGGTTAAGCTCATTTAAATCCCCTACAAAAGCATTAAGCCTACTAATCCACACTTCCTCATCTTTTTCTTGATCGTAAGTGTGTCCATTAATAGGTGGTAAGATTCTAATGTAAAAGTTCTCTGGTCCGTACTCTAATATGTCTAAGTACTTTCCCTCTACACCATAGTTAAAATGATCGTCTTCTCTTAAATAGGTAAAATGTCCGAATAGAGAGTTAAACAGACGCTCCTGCATAGTTGATGAATTATCCCCTACGTAGTGCTGGTTTGTCAGGTTGTTAAAGAAGTTGTAGATTTTATACCCTTTAGCTTGGAGAAATAAATCTATGAACTGATCTCCACCGGTATACTCTACTAAATCTTTAACACTGAAATTCACATAATAAAGTCTGCTAATCCCTTCCATAATTTTTTTTTAACCTTTTACTTCTTGTCCTGCTATTAGATCTTCAGCAGCTACCCAAGTCTTTCCATCAGCAAGTAAGTGTAAGTGATCAGGAGTACATCTATAAACTTCTCCATTACTTAACTCTACTTCAATAAGCTCTTCTACTTCCTTAGTGATAAACGCTGACTTCATAGCTGGGTTGATTTCTTTCTGAGTCTCTGTATCCCAAGAAACTACACTAAATTTTTCTCCCTTACCATGTCTCTCTAAAAGTTCACCAAAAGTTAGTTCTCCTTTGTCAGTTATAACTTTAGTGTCCTCTGTGAAACATCCGGGATTTGACAGGAATAAAACTGGTACTCCTGAAGCTAAACTTAAATCGATAGCTTGTTTCATTTGTACGTTAAGATTTAGTTTTCCTGTACGGTTTTTGTTTGTGCTCATAATGTTGTTTTTTTTTGTTATACTTATTTGATTTACACGTGAGATTAGAAGAACAGGAAAATGCCGCCAAATACACTCTCCTGTAGTTCTCTTCTCATATATAAGGTTTTTCCCACAGTCTATGCCGGTCTCAAGATACTAAGAAAAGCGGCTCTTGCTACGGTCTTGTTTAACTTCATTTCCTCAAACAGTGTAACAATATTTCTGATCTTCCCATTCACTCTTCCCAGTAACTCTCCTCCTAACCATTCAGCTTCCCAAATTTCTACATCGTTAATTCTTACTGCTTTGTTTACTAGACCATTAGCTTTGTTCCATCCGTGTTCTAATAATACATCTTCTAAAATAGCTCTCATTATTGTTGTGTCTTAAATTAAAATATATGTTCTTTGATGAATTCTTCTGCTTTAAACTTCTTCAGTGCTTTTATTTCTTTTTCTATCTCTTTAATCTTAGCTTCTGAATCTGTCTTTCTTAATGTTCCTATAGGCTTAGACATAATAACTTTAATAATCTCTAAATCTACTTTTGTCTTCTTTGCTAACTGCTCGTTTGTGACACTCGTATCCTTTAGAAATACTTTAACCACTTCAGGCATAGCTAGGTAAACTTTCTTACTAAACTCTAGGCTCTTTAATTTGTTATCCCTGTTTAAATTTAGTAGGTTTATGTAGTTATTGTAAGTTATATCTATCCACTCTCTAATTCCTATAGTTCTAACAGTCTCCCCATCAGTAACATTAATCATATACGTTTCCTTGTGGGTAGCTTTTTCTGTTAGATATTTATGCAGCCAGTCTATATCCACTCCTCTAGTTCCCGGTGAAAGGTAAACTCTTAGAAGTCCTGGTTTTGTTTTGTCAGAAAGGTTGTCAATTAAGATTCTCCCTTCCTCACGATACTGCATAAATAATTTGTCATCCCCCTTGCCACCTTTATCTAACTGAATAGGGAATCTACTTGGATCACCCTCTATAAGAACTTCCCTATCTCCCTTCGTTATTTTGGCATACTGGTAAGTTAGATATCCTTTTCCTGTTTTCCATAGTGCATCTAAGTCTGAATCTTTTGCTATAATCTTAAGCCCCTTTGTCCTATACTTCAGCTTCTTAGGGTCATTAGTTATATAAGCTTCATACATACTCTCCATAGAAAACGTTGGTAAGATAGCTGAAACCCCAATCCCTAATCCAGAAACCCTATCAACTAAGAAGGATAACGGAAATGGTGTAGGAAGGTATGATGGTTCTTTTATATTTCCATTCACCTCACTATCCTGCCATGGGACGAGGTCTAACACTGGCTCTATCATCGCTCTGAGCTTCTTTGATACTTTAATAGCTGTATAACGAGCAGCGGCTGGACCATCAGAGTCTCCTAAGATATCAGCTCTACCAAAACTCCCTTCTCCTTCTAAAATACCACAGAGCGTAAACTTTGCCAGTGATTCATACGTCCCATCTGTAGAGTGAGGGTGGAACTTCATCATATTACCTAAAACCTCAGCTGACTTTGCATAATCCTTCCCTCCTAAATAAGATGCATAAATTCCACGTCTATAGGAAGGTTTAAGTCCATCAAGAAGCCTAGGAAACACTCTGGATGTATTAATGTATTTCCCAAACTCTGTATACCCGAATGAAACTATATCTCCAATAGACTCAGTTACTACTTTATTATTCTTCTTAGCCATATATAATTCCCGCTTCTTTCATTAGGTTATACTTAGCTGAAGTTGTACCAAGGATTTCTTTAGCATAATCTAGGTCATCCAGAGTAACTTGTTTCAGCCTCTTATTCTTAATTAACGTTTCTTCTACATCTTCAGAGTTCATTGTACCGAGCCCTTTATATCGAGTGAACTTCTTATTCCTGTTTAATCCTTTCTCCTCTCCATCATAATAATACTTTCCTTCTTGCTTATATAGAGGTGGAACTAAACAGTAAACATATCCTTTCTCAATTAGGTGTGGCATATACTCTCCAAATACTCCTAGAACTAAAGCTTGAATAGAGTAACCATCATCATCAGCATCTGTAGCAACTATAATCTTTCCAAATCTAGGTTTCTCTTTTAACTCATACCCTTTAATCCCTGCACCAATAGCGTTAATTAAATCTCTTATCTCTTTGTTTTCTAATACTTGCTCTAAAGACTTATTCTGGCAGTTCAGCACCTTACCTCTGAGCGGATAAACTCCATGTACTTTAGAATCTCTCGCTGATGTAATTGAACCTGCTGCTGAATCTCCCTCTACGATATAAAGTTCTGCCTCCGCTCGGTTACTGGTGCTGCAATCCCTAAGCTTACTAATCTCTTTACCTCCTTTACTTTTACGAATATCAGAGGAGAGAATAACTTTAGATTTAATGAAGTCCATATTTTTAAGTTTGTTCATAGAAGCGGTAAACTCCTTAACTCTCTCGATATGCTCTTCAAATTCAGCCTTATTCTTCTTTAAAAACTTAGTAACCTCTTCAATTAACTTCTCTCTACAACTTTTATCCCAGCCGTCTATTTGAGTGAGATTTTCTTTAGTTTGAGAGGAGAATCCAACTTCATTAGCTAGGAGAATTATAGACAAGTTAAGTCCTTTTAAAACAAACTGAACATAAACATCATCTAAATTATAAGTCACTCTAAGCCCTTCCTTTAAAGCATTCTCCATCTCTCTTATATGTAGACCTCTATTAACAACAAGTGAGTTAACCGATCCCTTAGATACTCCTTTGGTTAAATCTGTATCAAAATCAAATGTTGTTAAGAGTCTGGTTTTCCCTATTGTCATATTTAGAGGGTACTTAAAGAGCTCATATTCAACCTCCCTACCTTCTATAAAATACTCTACCTCTTTCTTTGTAGTCTCCTTAACAATTAACTTAACGAGAGCTAGGTTTGTAAGTGGTAATTCATAGTTAGGTGATTGAATAAGTGTATAATCTGGTTTAAAGAATACGAGGGTAGAGGGTTTAAACTCCAACTTCACTTTCAACTTGTACTTTTTAAATATATCCTCCAAACTAAGTACATCTTCCTTAACCTTATTCCCTTCTTTAAACTCTATCAGGTAGTAAACATCTTTATTCTTATTATACTCTTCCTCTACTTTCTTTATGCTGGTTTTGTAGTTATCCTTTGTAACCTTTGAGCATAATACGTAGGTTGAAGATAGAGCGTTAGATGCTTTTGTTCCTCGCTTTTAGTCACACAGGCTCGTCAAACCTATGCAGTTCTCTTATGAAACTTCTCAGTGTCTCCACTAAGGCTAGACTATATCTTTACCCTCGGCTTTACGTTAGGGTAGTCCATGCTTCCACTATCATTATTGACTTATAGCGTACTCTACTCAGTTAAACCTTTCGATAGTCGTTGAACCCCTAGTTAATCTAAAGGCTGCTGATTGTCTCTATTAGTAAGATTGTCACACTTTGGTACCTACTACTTAACGAGTTTATCCCAGCAATTCTTGGACTTTATTACCCCTAAGTTTCCCTAGAGGAGTGCGTAACTAATTGATAATCAACACACCATTCATGCCGGTCGCTACCTCACTCTTCTCATACTTACTACCTGAATTCATACGAGAGGTGGCTATTTCAGCAGAGGTTATTTTTACTTTAGGATTTGTTGGGTCATTCTTAAGGTTAATCGGCATACCTCTACCATTGTCATACACCATTAAGAAATCTCCCACTTGTTTAAATCCTAACTTTGAAGCGTAACCTCCTAAAACTTCATCTATCCCATTATCAATAACCTCCCTTAGAATCACAGTCGGGTTATCCACATTCGAGACGTACATGCCAGGTCTGTGTCTAATATGTTGATTCCAAGAGAGGGTTTGAATGTCTATTTTACTAGCTTTGCTCATGAACTTTAACTGTTACTGGAATTAAGCCATCTCTAAGTTTTCCACCTAATTGTTTAAAAGTTGTTGTTGTAAGATCTAGTACTCTATTCTTTACAAACGGACCCCTATCAATTACAGTACAAACGACAGTAGCTCCAGTATTTGTGTTTGTTATTAAAAGTTTAGTTCCAAAAGGGTATGTCTTATGTGCACAATGGTCTCCATAAATATTTAACCTCTTACCTGATGCCGTATTCCTGTTATGAAAGTTGTCACCATAATAAGAAGCATATTGTTGTTGTGAATAAACCAGTGAACTAAGAGTGATCCCTAAAATACCTAATACCTTCCTCATAAACTATTTCTTTTTCTTTACTATATACTTCAATTCCACTACATCTCCCTCTTCTACGTCTGTCCCAGCTAATTCAAGTGGTGCAGCTGTTCCGTTAGAGAAGTATGCTGAATCATTCTTAATAGCTTCAATTGTTACTTCTTCTGTGATTTCTACTTCTTTCTTTTCTCCGTCTTTACAGCTAACTAATGCGAATAATACAAAAGCTGTAGCGATAATGTTTGTTTTCATTTTAATTTCTCGTTTATTTGTTTATATTTCTCTTCTATTTTATCTGGAGTTATGTCACCATCAATCCGATCAATAACAGCTCCAGAATGGCTTAAAAATAGCACTGTGGGGATTGATTTTACGCCTGATTGTTTGCAGAGCTCTAAATTATCTTCAAAGTCTGCAATTTTCAGGTAGTCAAGATTAGTGTCGGATACCTTTATTCTCTCCAAGACTTTATGACACCCTGGACACCAATCTGCTTTAATTAACACTACCTGAAGCATTTAACTTAATATTTTACCTAGAACTTCATCCTCATCCATCAGCTCAACCTCTTCCCCTTCGTAGTTTAACTTTACTCCAGTTCTGTGTCCTAGCCATACTCTATCTCCCGGTTTTAAGTGCTCACAGTCTTTTCCTACTGCAAATATCGTACCAGTCTCTTTTATGTTCCCCTCTACAGTTAAGAAAGTTGTATCCATTGTATCTCTCTTAACCAGCACCTTTATTCTTGTAAGTTCTAGATTACTCATGTTCTTCCTTTAGTTTAGTATATTCCTTTAAAATTATTTCTGGAGTTAGTGGTTGTTTAGTTTCAGCTGCTCTTGCCGATTTCTTAAGGAGTTTACCTAGATCATCCACAAAACAAATCGTAGGTAAAGTCTGAACACCGTATTTCTCAGCTAGTTCAGGTTCTTCATCTAAATCTATTTCTTCAATCTCTGGTAAATCTAAGTCCGACTCTTTTATTAAGTTAGACAATACGGAGCACTTATCACACCACGAAGCTCCAAATTTTAATACACGCATATCTTATTTAATCTGTTTTTTATCTTTTAAATCCCCATCAAACTCTAACCCCAGCTTCAACAACTCTGTGAGGAATTTAGCTGAGTCTTGTAGTTTGGTTCTATCCCTATTGTAAGTTAAAAGTTCAGAGAGGTCATTTGCTGAGTAAGCCCAGAACTCCATCTCTCCTAAACTCTGTCCCTCATTCCTAAAGTTAGCTCCAAGTACAGGTCTCTTTCCTTTCATATTGTCAGAGGTTACCTTAGCTCCCTTTTCTGGTAGTTGGTAGAGTTTCATAAGGTACATATCTCCCACTAAAATCTTGTTCTCCGTATAGAGTCTTCCTGATTTAGTGTAAAGGTGTTCCCCATCAAGACTTACATTATATTTCTTAGAGTAGTCCCTTAATTTAGAAGACATATTCTTAGCAAAGTTTCCTGTTACTATTGGGTACATCTGTTTATCTTTAAGATTGTCATGATACTCTAATATTTGTTTATCACTGTAAGAGGCTAGTCTAGGGTTTATTATATCACTCAGTTCTGCTCTCATTACTTTAGGGTTTCTATCTTTATCAAACTTGGCATACATCGCTCTTGATAAGTTAGATAATCCTAGTTCAAGTAGCTGAGAGACTATTTTTCTTGCTCAATTATGTTCAGATAAGCTCGCTACTTCTTATCCCGGAAATTACTCCAGCTCCCTATTTCTAAGGACGTTCAGACTATATCATATAAAGGTGTAACCCTCTATCCTTGCGCTTCCACTCGCTTAAGTGTACTCTACTCCTTTACTACAGTTTCGATAGTCGTTGAACCTCTAGTTAATCTAAAGGCTGCTGATTGTCCTCACCACCACATGTAGGATATTCCAGCAATTCACAAGGTTTACCCACCGCAACAAGTCGACTTTACGGTGCTGTCCGCGTTCATTATCACATCTATCAACTGCCCATCTTTAGTTCTTGGCATCTCATCTTCAGGAATAATTTGTGAGCATAGACCTTTACTTCCATACCTATTTGTTATCTTATTCCCCACCTTGAGTTCATTGACTTGTAATAAGCGAACTTTAATCATGTATTTGTAATCTATCTGAGGAGGTTCTGGTTGTTCCATAGGTAGATTCAAGTAACTCTCTGGAATTTCACCAATAGCAGCAACCTCTTTTCTTGAAGCCTTATACCTCTTGAAAACCTCATTAATTACCTGCTCTGTATTTGGATCTGATTCTACATTACCTTTCTGAACTATGATATCCGTAAAGTAACCTCTCCCAAAATCCTTAGGTACTCTTAGACCCTCCGTCATGAAGAATCCTTTTAGCTTACTTACCCTACCATAATCTACAGCTCCAGCCAAGAAATCTAAATCCTCAGTAGACATCCTCTCATTAACTCCAAGTATCTGCTCATCTTCTTCAACCGCTTTTCCTAGATCCATAATAGAAGTAAGCTCTGACTCGGGTTTTAAAATGAAGATATAGTCCTTAACTGCAATGTGAGCAAACTTAGGAATCAAGTGAGAGCCCATAATTACTCCATCCTCGTAGTTATTACCGTGAAGCATAAAGGCGATTCTACAGTTCTTACCTAGTCTAAATTCTGAGGTTATGTTTCTAGGTGCAAAGATCGTGTCTCCAACATTAACATGATCACCTACTTCAACCTTAGGATCCACCACAACATTCAGATCGTACATGGAATTAACTAAGTGGGATCTATACTCAACAGACCTTCCCTTTTCATCCTTTATTTTAATTACGTTTCTATCCTTATAATCCACTACTCCTGAAGATAAAGCATAGATATTTAAAGGGTGAGTCTTAGCTCCGTCATCATGCCCTGAACTAACTGCTGGTACATCTGGGTTTATAAGTTCAACAGCTTGGTTACTCATGTTTCCTCCCATTGATACCCTTATTGAGTCTGTATAGTTAATCATCGGGATTCTTCTAGTTGAGTAAGAAAGTTTATCATCAGCAGAAGCATCTATATAGCACGGTTTAGGTACCTCAGATAACTTATACTCTCCAATTACCTCTCCTCTTCTTCTTACTTTTACCTTAGGATTTATCTTCTTATTAACGTAATCTACACTCTGGTTGTCAATTATGTACGCATCAAAGTAGTCTATATAAGGAAGAACAATTGGTTTAAAATCTAACTCGTGAACTCTAATTGAAATACCACCGTCCTCATCAATAACAGAACAAACATTAAGCTCATTCACTATATTCGCATTGGCATTTTCTGGAGTTCTAATCGGGTCTATGATGTCTACCAAGCTTCTATTATACTCTGTGTACTCTGAAAGTTTAATCCTTCTAGATAGTGCAGAGAATGTCAGTGAGTTTACTTTAGAAGGGTTATCGATCATACCTCCATGTGAAAAGAACTTACGGATATACTTGTTCATCTCACTAGCATAAATCTTTCCTCTTCTTGGTAAATCTGAAGCTATCCTCGTATAAATCTCCTTCTTGTGACTCTTTAGGAAGTTGACTAAGCCTGCTTGAACTGTGAGAACTTTTTTATCTAATATATGATCCTCAACCTTGTCATTATAACCTGCGAACCTCTCCTTAGCCTGAATTAGTATGTCTTTAGTTAGCTCATTTAAAGGCTTCTCTAGGTTAAACTTAATTTCAATCTTCTTTAGTATACTCTTATCAACCTTTCTAGCCTCTTCCGGTAACTCATCTATAGCATTAACATCAATCACTACTTCACTCCCTTCGCTGTCTAAATATTTGAAGAGTCCGGTTTCGTAATTGAATGTTTTGTCTGGATCAATAACGAACTGAGTCTCATAAAACCTAGCATTTCTATCATTATCCAGCATTAAAGTAGGTGTTTTGTATTTCCCGAAGATAATAAATGAATCGTTAACCATCTTAGGGACTTCAATCACAATAGGCTCTGGCATTTCTCCTGTTTCTCTATTTGTGTAGCTTAGCAGGAGTTCGTAATTATAAGTTTGTTCAAGTTCTATTGCTCTTGATAACTCTACTTTTGGGTGAACGACTGATATATTAACCACCTCAAAGCCTCTCTTATTTAATGGACTGTTATAGTAAGATGTTAATATTTCCGGGAGTCTGTTCTCTATGAAAAAATTATAGCTGTTCATTGATCCACGTGTATATTTTTGTGTACTTTTTTAATATGTTTTCTACGGTATGCCTAAGTTCTGGCGGGATTGAAACTTCTAAGTCCATCATCGTAGGGTCACTCTCATTTGGGGAAACCTTGAGGGAGTCTTGTTTTATCTCCCCCTTAAGCTCCTCAATAAAATTATCTACGTTGAATCCATCCCATCTCAAGAACCGACATACACTAAATCTGAGCTCCTCCATAGTTGTTTAGGATTATATAGTTCATTCCATAGTTCTTATTTAGTATATCAAGCAGACCTCTCATAGTTGATCTCTTGTAATCTGGTTTCATCTCAATAAAGTACTCCAATATATCCTTGGTTACTGGAATTACTTTAGAGAGGAGACCTACGTGATTAACAAGCTCATCTTTGGTTACTACTAGAGTGTTATTCTCCTTGTATAGTATTACCTCCTTCTCATCTATATTCTCAGCTCCAAGATTAACTTTATGCAGCCTGTCTTGGTAACCTTGAAACTCTAAGATGGTATTGATTGCAGGTATGTCTAAACTCTCCCACTGTGAAGGCGTAAAGTCTATGTTTATTATGCTTGAAACGACGTCAGGTAAAGATAACTCTAAGTCTGCATCGTCCTCATAAGTAAACTGACTAACTATTAAATTATCTCGTGTTATAAAAAGTGAAATCATGGTTATAAATTGTTGTATTCTAATTGGCTTCTAAATATAATGTCAAGTGGGTCTTCTCTCTCAGATCCTTCATTCTCCAGCAGATTATCTAAGGTCTTATTAGCATAACCAAAGGCAATCTTAGATAGAGCAGGAAGTTCTTTAAATGCACCCTTAACTCCTGAATATGTAAGTTGTCCTCCTAAATTAACTGAACAAATACGATATAGGAATTCAATAAGATCTTCAGTAACATTACCATTAGCTTCTAAGAATTGCTGTCTGAAAACCATATATCTGTCTCTAATCGCTTCATCCCCTGTTAATTCGGGATTGCTATACTTATTCATACTTACTACATCAGAGGAGATCTTAGCGTGCCGAGGTACTCTAGCTCCTTCTGGGTAATAGTAAAGAGTAGGTGTATCTAAGTGTTGAGAATTAATTATGACATCTCCTATATACACACCGATTTTATTACGAGGCAAGAATTGATAACTAATAATACCTTCATACGGCGAATAACTCACTGATGGTTGAATATTATTATTAGCGTTCTTGTTACCTAGTGAAATCGGGAATGTATCAATAAGTTTAGATATAGCCTCGAATTTGTAAGTAGGAGAGAGGAGCTTGTGGATATACCCAATAACATCCCCTTTCTTAAACTTATACAGATTTACGATAAACTCTTTACTCTTTGGATAAGTCTCTATTACCTCTCCATATTTGATTGTATACGTATTTTCAGTAACCTCGGTAAGTTCCCCATCTGCCTTAGCTCTATGTATAAACCCTTCATTAATCATCTTAAATGTAGCGTTGTGTTTAATAGATAGTACAGACTGGGTCATTGCTTCAGTTAAAGTTGTAGAGAATGAGAATCCAATGTTACTGTCTTGATAATAGTCTAATAATTGTGACACTTGGTTTCTATATAGGTTAGTGTCCTTATTAAATATACAAGATGGTAGCTTAACTGTTTTCCCATAATCCTTCTCTGTTACTTCATGCCCTTCTATCGTAAGTCTACCTTTATAGTATGGCGAAGCTTCAACCTCTAAGTAACTATTTCCAGGAGCATCTTTATCTTGAAACTTGAACCCTTTACCTATTGTTACCAGCTGTCTAGTTAAATACCCTGAACCACCTACACCTTCCTGCTTAATTCCTACTACTTTACGGTTTGTTATTGCATCAGAATAGTAGTCATCAGGTGAAAGTCCATTTAAGAGATTCGTTTCCATCACATCTATAACCCCTTCATTTGATATTGTAATTTTAGGGATAGATAGATCGAGTACTTGCTTCATCTTAATCCTGTTTGAACTCTCTAGCCTGTCTTTAATAGCGGGTGTAAGTGAATCCTTAGCTTGTTCAGTAAAATTCTTATAAGCCTCAGATATTCTAATTAGTTTCAGCTGTGGAGATAAGCTTTCATCATTCTTAATCCTCACCATCTCCTTATGTAAACTAGTATCCAGATCGAGGTATAATTCGTTAAGCGTAAGAGATGTAACTCCTTTAAACCTAACAACCTCTGAACCAAAAGAAGCTAGTTTGTGTATAATGTCTAACCTATCTGACTTAACTGAAATGTACTCCATAATCACTAGTATATTCTTAGCGTTTATAGGTTTTCCATCTCCAATTAAATCATCAATACTGCCCTTTATATAAGTTGAGATCATAAGCCTACCGTAACAAGTAAGCTTCCCATTATATTCTAGAGGTGTATTGTAGTTAATTTTGTTCGCATTTAAAAGCTCTTCTATCTGTGAGGAATCTGTAATCTTAATAGGCTTAGGTCCCATCTCGATTCTACTTCCAAGGTTAAGCCCTAAAAGAAACTCGTGAGAAGGTGTAAGCAAGGTTTTAAGATTTGACTCCTGATAATACAAAGCTTCTGGGCCAATTCTCTGCTCCACATATTCAGTATAATCCTTAGGTACAGCTGTTATTGAAAGAGAGTCTCCGTCAAAGTCAGCTCCATAAGGTTCAATAATAAGCGGATTTAGACCCATTGTGAAGTTATCATTCAGTACAACCTTATAACAACCAATAGATCCTTTATGTAGTGAGGGTGCTCTGTTGATAATAACTCTTCTATCTGTCACCCAACTTCTAAAATCATCTAAAGTCTTGTAAGTTGTAAAGTCGATATACCTCATTTCTGCATCTAAAGGACTAATCTGATATTTCTCCCTAAGGTATTCTATGAAGTCTGTCTTAAACATCTCATAAGCTACTTTAATTGGAATAGAAACCTCATCAGCCTTTAGTGTTATGTCCGGTACGATGTAGTTCCTAGCTGAGTTTGTTATTCTCTTCTTCAGCTGGGTTCTCGCAAAGTTCTGTTTAGATGGATTGTTTAACTTACTCATTGCCATAATTTGAGATACAACGAATTTTCTAAGCAAGTTTTTATACATCACTTTATCTACCAGTGGGATACCTCTAGCATTCATCTCAGTATTCACCATCTCAACCATATAGATGATACTCTTGTAAATGACAGACTCTCCCGATACTGCAAGCTCCTTCTTTCCATTAACCGTTCTAATTGCTACAGGTCTTTGAGAAATAGGAGATACGATAATATACTTGTTGATATAGTTCTGAGCCTCCTTGAATTTATCTGGGTAGTGTTTCTCTAGTAAAGCCATAAGACCCTCTAGTGATGTATAAATCTCATTCCCAACATACTCAAGTGAAGATACTATACCGTTTTCCTTCTTGTCATACTTATAGTTACACAAACAGAGGTAGTCGATTTTATTTCTCGTACCTTTTGGGATTTCTAATATATCTTGAACCAGGGCTAAAAACTTCTTCTCCTTGTATCTGAGTAAATAGTAAACCGTTGTATCTATATAAGCGTAACGGTAAACCTCATCATCAGAAGGTAGTACAGTTGAAGAGCAGATGTTACAAGTGATATTGATTCTATTCTTTAGGTTACCACAATTACATCTATCTCTAAAAACTGAGCCGAAAAAGTTCTTGTCATAAAGCCCTCCATTAATCGGTGAAAGTTTTGTTGAGTTAGCTTCTCCTATCTTGAGGTTAAAGTCATTATAGGTTGTAACTTGCTGTCCTCTAGCTAACTCTAATATTCGCTGGTCTGATACCGCCTTATATCCCATAGTTCAAAATTATCTGGTTAAACTTCTTAGTCAATTCTGGGTCGTTCAATTTCTCAACTAACTTCCCTGTAACTATATTAATATTATCCTCGTAAGTCCCTTTGTTCATGTTTAAAGCCTTGAGAATGATTGGAAGAGGTGGGTTTATTATTTTCTGATACTCCTTCCTAATCTCACTGAATAATTTTCTCTCAGCTGGTGGTGCGGATATATACTCTGTGATGTTGTGAGTTATCCTAATTAAAGCTAAATTATTCTGTCTCTTAAGTAGTGTGATAAGTTTTGATTTAGGGAATTTAGCTTCAAACCTTTCTATACCTGTCTGCCAAAAATTGGTAAACTGAGAAGGGTAATTGTTAAACTCTAAAATAATCTGCTCATACTCCTTAGGCTTATACAATGTGCTCTCCTTGTAATAGAAGTTAGACTGTAAGAATTTAGCTACGAGGGCTTTTAATAGATTTGGTCGTGTATTCACTTGTTCCACTTCTTTAATAAACTCATTGACCTCCTCGACTAAGATTCTGGTTATAATATCATCTGTTGACTCTACCATTTTAATAGCTGAGTTTCTTGATTCTATTTCTAACCCTTCCTCATCAACTTCCTGATTCTGATCTTCTTCCCACTCTTTAATGATTGTTCTGTTCTTCCCGTTAATGTTTAGTACAGATTCGATATCCCGGAGTACTTTGTTGTAAGATGTATTCCGTTCAAATGAGGATAAGATCAGAGTCATCGAGTTAATTGAATCTTCTGAACTAATCTGCTGGTACACCTCCATCAAGCGAGTAGACCTTATATCCACCCCCGAGGAGTCCTGTTGTGTGTTGTCCATATGTTATAATTATACTGTTATTCTTAGTTGTTTTAATTCTTTTTGTTTTTCCGCTACTAATTGATTGATGTCATAGCTAGGGTATTTTTCTGGATGCCTTTTCTTATCGGCTAGAGTATTTCGTATTGCACTTAAAAATGATTCTTCCCCTACTTCCTCTAAGATTAACCTAGCTATTGTTTGGAAGGACAAGTCTAACTGAGCCCCCATATCAAAGATCTTACCTAAAACCATAAACTCGTATCCTATATTAGATGTTTCATGAGTTCTATAGATGTGACCCCTTCCTTCATAATAGTTGAGCATTTGGAGATACCTTTCGTAATACCTTCCAGAAACCTCGCTTGTAGGATCTAAATTAAGCTCAACCTCTACGTGTTCATCTGGTGTAATTAATCCTGTGAAAATATATAGATGTGTCTTAAGGAAGTGAATAGGAGTTACCCCATCATGTTCAAAGGCATATCTAGTGAAAGTCTTGCCTTCTTCCATCCATACTTTGTTCCTGTCAAAATTAGGTGCACTTCTTAAATTATAGTGAACAGCTTTAGGTACAATCATATTCCCATTCTCGTCTGACCTGAAAGTAAACTCCTTAGGATCCATCCACTTCTCAGCTTTAGATCTACTTGAGTACTTAAAGAAATCTGATTGAACACAAGGACCTGCTATATTAAGATTAACTGTTCCTAGTCTCTTGTTATACGCTACCTCTTTTCCTTCCTTGTCTCGTTGTTCGAATATAGTAAAGTTGCATTTCATGTCTCTAATAAACGACTTAAGTGCCTCTATTGAATGAACAACTTTTTCTCTATATGCATCAGCTTCTTTCTTAATGTCAGGTAATCTCTTGCTTTTATAATTTCTTGGATCGTAACCTTTAAAGTATCTCTCAGTCTCCAAGTTAAGTATGTAAGCATTCTCTGGATTTCTAAGGGCAATATGAAACCTCTTAGCTGCATCTGATTTTCCTTTTCTATATGACCAGTTTATGTTTTTGTCTGATTGTCTTCTAAATTCTTCTACATCATAATTAACTAAAACTGAACATCTTCTGCTTCTTAGTTCGTGCATTAATGTTTGGAATCTACACTTAGCTCTATCATAAACATTAACTGAATCTAGGAAGTCTTTAAAAATTAGAATGTTGTTAGATGTGTTATACTTGTCAACTAACTGATCTAATCCTTTTGGTGACAATTTGTCTTGATTTCTGTACCCTCTAGAATTTTCATATACAATTTTAGGGTTACGTTTTAGAATTTCTGGCATACATCTTTTAGCATCTTCTTCTGGATTACTTGAGATGAATACCAATGTGAAATCTTTAATTCCCTCTCCGGCTAATAACTGGTTTAGGATGTTGTCTGAATTTTCTCTTAGCTTCTTATTGAATAAATCGTTAGATATTGCTATCATATTGTATTAGTGATTTGGTTTAACATTAATTTCGAACTCTAAAGAAGATGTAGCAAAAATCAAGCCAAAATCTTCTTTTTACAACTATGAGGTTTTTCACAGAGTTCTAGCCGGTCAACCATTCTAGTAAGCTTTTTACAATCATCCAAAAATACTCACATTCGATTTAAGATACTTTTTAACTCATTTCAGACACTTTCTCTATTTAACTAGTATGATTGTATTAGAGACGTGATTTTAATTGATTTTAGATAGGTTTCCGAGAGTTATTTCTGTAAGTAGTTGATTCTCAGTTGTATATAAAACCTACCCATGTTATAAGGATATATTAATATTATTATAGCGTCGCTACGTTACACTTCGCTCCTAAACTGAAGATATAACTAAAAAAAATCAACCAAGAAAGTTTAGCTTATTTTATTACTTCTTTTATTTATACGATTTAACTCTAGATGAACTGGGCGGGGATCTGATGACCCCGCCAGAGATTAACCTAATAAGCCCATAAAGGTATCAAAAATCGATTATCTATATTAGTTTAGTAAATTACCTTACTTAAAAAAGATCTTAGCTAAATTGTACCTTTATGAAGCTAAACCATTTTCTTAAGTTAAATTCATCTATTCGATTCTACTTCCTTTCAGTCTTACCAAAGTTGAACTAACTAACATGGGCTGCTTTATTGTTAAGCCTTATTAATACAGCTCTTTCGGTAAACTGTTTAAACTTTTCTTCATTTTACTAAACTCCCTTGGTTGATGATTGCGTTAGATTAGCCTATGAAGTTATTTAAATAGATCTAAAAGTTTCTTGGTGTCTAAATCGATAACACCTTCATTCTTTAAACCTATTAATCCAATAACGGTCATAGCTGTATACGCTGCTACTCTAAACATTGAATTCATAATCTATATAGTTACTTATAATTAAATTTTCTTAAGTTTCATAAGAATCACTAAAGCGTAACTCTTAATGGCGTACTACATGCCTCTATTGGATACTGAAATTCTCCAACTACTTTCTTTAGAATATTTAGTGAAGCATTTAAGATCAGCATTTATAAGTTTACCTTTAGCTGATCTAAATAGTCCTCTCTTAATTCTCTTCCCTAGATAACTTTCATGTT